ATCTGGCAGCAGAGTTGTAAATCGTTCCACAGATGGTACCGGTACATGGACCGCGGCAGCTACCGGATTACCAAGTACAGCAGCATGGACTGAAGTAGAATGGGGCAACGGCCGCTTTGTGGCTATTGCTGGCGGCGGAAGCACCGCCGCAGCATACAGTTTAGATGGAATTACATGGACTGCGGCAACATTGCCGGCCGGTACATGGACACATGTGGCCTACGGTCAAGGTGTATTCCTAGCAGTTAGCACAACAACAGCAGCGGCTGTAAGTGAAGACGGCGTAACCTGGACCAGCAAGACCACAGACACTGCATCAGGCGGCTTTGCATCGGCAGTGTTCGGCAATCCAAACCGCTCGGGTAAATTTGCACTGATCGGTAGCGGCAGTGGCTCAGCAAGTACTGTTTCTAACTATAGCACACAAGGTGCCAAGGCTAGAGGTCGTGCTTATGTTGTCAGTGAGAAGATCGCAATAATTCGTATTACAGAACCAGGTTCTGGATACGCGAGTGCTCCAACAATCACTATTACTGATCCAAACAACACCTACGAAGCACCAACACAGGTCCGCTACGGTAAGGGAGCACTAGCTAATCCTAGCTTTAAGAATCGCGGAACTGGATATACAACCAGCTCTGCAGAAATTGATACTGGTGACGGACATGCCGATCTATTCCAAAACGGCAGCTATATTGCAGTTAAACAGATCACAGCAAGACCAGTTGCTGGTTCTAATGTGACATTTGCAGGGTATCCAACCACATATAAATTGGTTAGTATTGTGACATTTATCGGTGACTATGCAGGCGACTACACAGCATTTTATCAGGTTAGCCCACCATTTAAGGTCTCTGATAATTTGCCAGATGCAACCGCAATTACCACTCGTATTAGATATAGTCAGGTGCGTCTAACAGGACACGACTTTTTAAATATTGGTACAGGCAATGCTGTTGAAACCAACTATCCTGGAAATCCAACACAAGAGCCTGTACAGGCCAACGAAGCCTTTGAAGCTAACGGAGGTCGTGTGTTCTTTACTAGTACTGACCAAGACGGTAATTTCCGAGTCGGCGATTTGTTTACTATTGAACAGTCAACTGGTGTTGCTACATTGAATGCTGATGCATTTAACATCAGTGGTCTACAAGAACTTAGCCTGGGTACAGTTACACTAGGTGGAGGATCGGCAAGTATTACGGAGTTCTCAACAGATCCGTTTTTTACAGCCAATAGCGATAGTGTTATTCCAACACAACGAGCAATCAAAGCCTATATCAGTTCACAAATTGGTGGCGGCGGTGCAAGCCTAGTTGTAAATAGCATAACAGCGGGTGTTATTTTAATCTCTACAAATATTATCACAACACTTGCAGGCGAAACTATCAAAATGAACGCAACAATTGATTTCCAAGGTCCTGTAACAGGTATACCGTTGGCCTTCAATTACTTTTTAACATAAATATAAACGGAGACAAAATATTATGGCAACAGGAAGATTAGGCGGTGTGGATATAACCACAACAAGTGCAACATCAGTTTACACATGCCCCGCAACTACATTCAGTGTAGTATCAGTAAGCATCTGTAATCGATCTGCAACAGCAGTCACAGTGCGCCTAGCACTAACTACAACAGGTTCTAGTCCGGCAACTACAGACTACTTAGAATATGATGCATCGTTGAGTGCTAATGGTGTGCTAGAAAGAACTGGTATTGTTATGACTGCTGCAAATCAGCTAGTAGTTACATCAGGTACAGGTAATGTATTGTCTGTAGTAGTAGTTGGTATTGAAACTGCTACAGTTTAATAAGGAATAAATCATGGGAAGAAGAGTTACAAACGGAACCGTAGGCAGTGCCGGTTTAGGAAATTTCAGCGTATCGGGAACCACATTGGTTGGTCCAAGCAATAGTGATATTGTCTTAGACCCAATAGGAACCGGCGTGTTAAAAGTTGCCGGTGACGCACAACTCAATGCCCAAGGTGATTTAAGATTTGGCGATGCTGATAGCTCAAACTGGGTGGCCTTTCAAGGCGCCAGTACAATTTCTGCCAATGTTACCTGGACATTGCCAGCAACAGACGGTACCAGTGGACAATCGTTAACTACAAATGGAAGCGGAACACTAAGTTGGGCAACAAATTCTGTATCGATCACGGATCAAAATGCATCAGGCAGTGATCATTACGTGTTGTTTACTACAACTAGTTCGGGCACGGCATCAACAGTAAATGTAGGCACAACAAAATTAAGATATAGACCAGATCTTGGTTCTATTCTAATGACCACCTTGACAGGAAATTCCACGTCCGGCGGAACATTAACACTAAGATCAACATCCAATGCTACCAAAGGTTATGTTTATTTGGACGAAACCACAGCATCAACTTCAACCGCCACAGGTGCATTGCGTGTTGATGGCGGAGTTGGTATTGGTGGAACGCTGTATGTTTCAAACCTAGTAGAAACTTCAACAATGGCAGTTAAGGAAAATGTTAATCCTATAAACAATGCTCTTGAACTTATCAGTAGGCTATCGGGAGTAACCTACGATAGAACTGATACAAATATGCATGAAGCAGGACTAATTGCTGAAGAAGTTGAAAAGATATTGCCTTACATGGTTGCTAGAGACGAAAACGGTAATCCCAACGGTGTTAAATATTCTAAACTTACAGCCTATCTAATTGAAGCTATTAAAACTTTAAAAATTGAAATTGAGAATCTAAAAGGAAACAAGTAACAATGGCTATTTTAACTGATCTTACAGTTAGTAATGATGGATTCATTGATGTTGCTGCAGGGACTGCTCTTCAGCAAACAACTACTACAATCCAAACATTTACAGCGACTCCCGGTGGAGGCACATGGACAGTTCCTACCGGTGTAACATCCGTTGAAGTCCTTGTGGTTGCAGGTGGTGGTGGTGGTGGTGGCGACGGTGGTGGTGCTGGCGCTGGCGGTATTGTCTATCATCCAAGGTTTGCTGTTACTCCTGGTGCAGCAGTAACGGTTACTGTAGGCGCTGGCGGCAACGGTGTAACATGGTCAGGCAACGGCGTATCAGGCGCTAATTCAGTGTTTGGAACACTGACAGCTATCGGTGGCGGTGGTGGTGTACACAGCGGTAACGGTCAAAGTGGTGGCAGCGGTGGTGGTGGTGGCTATAGTGGCGCAAGTATGTCAAGAAGTTCCGGCGGAGCCTCAACTCAAACATCTCCAACCGGTGGAGTAGGTTACGGAAATACAGGTGGTCAAGGTGGCGGTTACAATGCTGACGGATATCCCGGTGGCGGTGGTGGCGGTGCTGGCTCTGTAGGTTTAAACGGTAATCAATACGGACTAAGTAATAGTGCTCAGAACGCTGGAGATGGCGGTATTGGTATTGTAAATCCTATCAGTGGATCTACAACAGGTGAATTATTTTTAGGAAAATACTGGCTAGGTGGTGGTGGTGGTGGCAATCATCGAAGCACAAGCACAAGGCGAGCACTGGGTGGCCGTGGAGGTGGTGGTGCAGCAGCTAATACAACTACAGAAAACGGAGTTGACGGTACAGCCAACACTGGTGGAGGTGGTGGAGCACAACAAGGCTCAAACGCATCTTACCGTGGAGGTAATGGCGGTAGTGGAGTTGTTATCGTAAAATACGAAACTCCAGTAATCGTTGAACAGTTTACAAATCCCGGAACATACACATGGACCTGCCCCGCTGGCGTAGGCGCTGTTGAAGTACTGGCAGTTGGTGGTGGCGGAGGTGGCTCAGCTGACTGGGGCAACGGTGGCGGTCAAGGCGGAGGCGGAGCCGGGGGCGTTATATACAATGCCAGTTACAGTGTTACTGCTGGAACAAGTTATACTGTAGTAGTAGGTGCAGGCGGCCGCGGTGGCTCTGGCACTACACAATCAGGCTTTACCGGTGGAGTTGATACAAACACATCTTTTGGTCGCCAAGGAACTAACAGTCAATTTCATACATTTGTTGCTTCAGGTGGTGGAGGAGGAGGAGGTAGTGGAGCAACAACCGGCACTACAACAGGCGGTTCAGGCGGAGGCGGAGGCTATACAGGGACAAAACTAGGTGGAGTTGTAAACCAAAGTGCTTACACTGGTTGGACAGTATACGGATTTGCAGGTGGAGATCATTCTACACAGCCATCTGATCCCGGATACTATGCAGGTGGTGGTGGTGGAGGCGCAGGTGGTGTAGGACAAAAAGGTCAATCTGGCCCAGTTGGAGGTGCAGGCGGTTCAGGAGTTTCAAACAGCATCTCCGGTACAGCAACAGTTTATGCAGCAGGTGGCGGTGGTGGCACATATTCTTCCGGTACAGGCGGCACAGGTGGCAGCAGTGGAGTCGGTGGCGCCGGTGGCGCAGGCGCTTCAAATCCTGGAGGTCGCGGTGGCGATGGCCGTAGAAACACAGGTAGTGGTGGAGGTGGTGGCGGTGGCCCAGGAGCCAGTCTTAGTATTGGTGGCGATGGTGGTAGTGGTGGCGATGGCATAGTTATATTAAAATACACTAGAACCACTAACGGAACTGTAAATATTGGATCCCCAGCAGGCTCAACTAGATTTAATACCACAACAGGTGTAGCAGAATTCTACATCAACGGTGCATATAGATCAAATTATGATCAAATAGCAGACGGATCTAGCCCAGATCGTGCGGCAGTATCAGCAGCAATGATCAAAGCTATAACCGGAACCACACGCAGTGGTCCTTATTGGATTAGATGGAACGGTACAGATCCAAAACTTATTTGGTGTGAAATGGCCATGAACGGCGGCGGCTGGATGATGATTCTAAACTATGTACGCAAAGCTACTGTTAATTCGGCATTGTTGGTTAGAACAACCACTTTCCCGCAAATGAATCACGAATACGATCTTGGACCAGACGAAAGTGCCAGCACAGATACCTACGGTTCTTGGGGACACATTGGCAATGCGTTGGCGGCACAACACCCATGGACACAGTATATGTTCTACGGTAAAACTAGTAATCACGCTCGAGTGATACATTTTTATGGTGAAGATACTAATATTGTCAGCTACATAAAAACTGGCACAGGTAGTATGAATCCACACTATGCCAACAGAGAAACCAACTGGAATATAAACACAGTGGCACGCCAGGGCACAACACAAAATTATGGGGCTTACAGTGAAAAAACTCCAGCAGGTGCACCAGGTTTATACGCAGGCGCAGCCAGCATTCCTTGGGGCATTCTTGCTGATCGCAGTGGTTACAGTAACCAAGGCGATAATGCAATGACAGAATTTCCAATCTACGGTAACTCAACGTTTGGCAATCCTAGAGCACACTGGGGAATTAGAGGTAGCGGAACTAGATGGGAAGTTGACGACTCGAGCGCTGACCCCAACACAATTCACAGGATTTGGGTGAGATAATATGGCAATTCTAAAAAATACAACGTTAAATTCTACTGGAGCAATATCCCTACCCGCAGGCAGTGAACTGGGGAGAACTGTTTATAAACTACAACAGTTTACATCAACGGGTTCAACAACATGGACCTGCCCCGCTGGCGTTACTAGCATTGAAGTACTAGTAGTTGGCGGTGGTGGCGGTGGAGGCGGTAACCACGCTGGCGGTGGTGGCGGCGGTGGCGTTATATACAACCCCAATTTTGGAGTAACCCCGGGAACAGTTTATACTGTTGTTGTAGGTGCCTTAGGTGCGGGCAGTACTGGTTATTCAACTATAAGAGCAGGCCGAGGCGGAGACAGTCAATTTCACACGCTGATAGCCAAAGGTGGTGGCGCTGGCGGTAATAGACATGATGGCGGTACAGCCAGTTTGCAAATTGGATATGATGGCGGCAGTGGTGGTGGCGCAGGCGGACAGGGCTCAGACGACACTCCCCGTATAAATGTAGGCGGCCGCGGAGTAGGATCAGGATCTTATCCTTGGACAGCGGGTATAGCCTATGAATTTCAAGGTAATAAAGGTGGCCACGGATCCTATCACGTAGGTGGTGGTGGTGGTGGTGCAGGACTGCCTGGCGAGGACGGTAGAACCGTTGGTGGGGCTAACAGTCGAGTAAGCAAAGGTGGTCGTGGCGGCGACGGTTACCCCTGTGCTATATCAGGAACCACAGTGTATTACGGAGCAGGCGGTGGCGGTGGCACCTTTGTTGGCGGCTCTAATGCCGGCCAGGGCGGTTACGGTGGCGCTGGCAATGGTGGTGGATTTAGAGCCGCTGCCGATACAGCAGGTACTGCTAATACAGGCGGCGGCGGCGGCGGAGCGGACGGTGGCGGTAATAGCGGCAGTGATGGCGGCAGCGGAGTTGTTATGGTTCGTTATGCTGATCCAATGGTCATGGCCTTTACCAATGCTGGATATTATGATTTTGACGAAGTTGCCATTGTAGACGATGCTACAGACAGCAATTATAAGGTAATGAAAAATTTCAGAGCCACAAGTACAGGAACTTACAGTGTACATTTTGCAGGCTTTATCAGCAGTGGTACATATTATTGGGGCTATAGAATTAGACAAAACGGCTCAACCACATTGGCCAGTGGAAACTTTGGAACTACATTAGATCCAAACATGGGTGGAAACGCCAGTTCAGTTCATGCGTATAGACATTTTGTCAACACCGCAACATGGGCAGCTGGTGATGTTATCACTTTAGAAATGGTCAGCAGTGATGGCAGCGGAACTGCTGTTGCTGGTAATGGTCAAACATTATACTGTAAAGATTTATATGTTACAGACAACACAACAACATGGACCTGCCCAACAGGCGTAACCGCAGTAGAAGCACTGATAGTAGGTGGCGGTGGTGGATCAGGTGGCGGTGGCAATACTGGTTATCATGGCGGTGGTGGCGGTGGTGGCGGTCTTGTTTACAATGCCGCACTGGCAGTTACCGCAGGAACAACTTACACTATTACAGTGGGTGCAGGCGGCAAATGGGGTCTTGGTATTGGAGACAGTGGCTATAGAGGCGGCAACGGTGGAAATAGTTCTATAGTTGGCGGTGCCTTAAACACTATTGCATTAGGTGGTGGTGGCGGTGGCGGTAACGCTCAAGGAAACGGAGCCAGTGGCGGATCAGGTGGCGGCGGCAACTTATACGGTGGAACAGGTGGAACATCTACTCAGAATTCAACATACGGATATGGTGTTGGTTTTGCGGGCGGTGGCGGCCAAGCCACATATGGATCGTCAGGTGGTGGTGGTGGTGCAGGCGGTGCAGGCGGCGCTGGATCTGGCAATGTTGGTGGTGCTGCTGGTGCTGGACTTTCATACAACCTATTAGGATACAGTAGATTTTTTGCAGCAGGCGGTGCAGGGGCTGGAAATTCTCAACTGACACACGGATCAGTGGCCAGTGGTGGCACTCCAGCATACAGTAATGCTGAACAAAATACAGGCAACGGTGGCGGTGGACAACAAAGTGCTAGCGGTCGTCGTGGTGGTAGTGGCATTGTCATACTGCGCCATGCAACTATACCTTTGGTTCCGGTTAATCCAGAATCAAATAGTGCAATGACTGGTCGTATACGATTTAACTCTACAACCAAAAAAGTTGAAATATATTCCTACAACAAAGGTTGGGGCGCCCCAGCCAAAGACGGATTAACCGAAGCAACTGCGGCCAAAAATGCCTGGGAACTTCGTGCAAATAATCCACAGATAACTACAGGATATTATTGGATTCAACCTCCAGGCCAGACTGCAAAATATGCTTATTGCGATTTTGATAACTATGGCGGTTGCTGGGTATTATGCAAAGCCATCGGAACCTCGGTTAATTATCATTATAGTCAGACGGGGGATTACAATTTGTATCAAGATCAGCAAGGTATTCAACGGGTTGTGTACAGTGGTATAGGTTATAATGTTGATGACACTCGAAGATACAGCGATAACTTTATCAGAGCAGTAGGAGACAGCGGAGAATCAACGATTCGAGTAGATATTGCCAGAAACGGAGCAGCTCCACCTAGTCAGAGTTTTACTCTAGGCACCAGCAGCAACGGCGATTATCGTTATACAGCCTTCTTCCAGTACAAAGACGGAATTAGACAATTTGGTTCTGATAACAGCGGTAGTGATGCTGATGTGAGTTATAAGACTTTTAGAATTAGCCACTATTGGCCATATCAGTGGGAATATCCAGCAAGTGCTACTGACGATCATTTCCGTCCGTATGATAACAATTACAAAATATTCGACATGCATTCGAATCCTTCAAGTATTCAAACTAGTTTATACGGCACATATCGTATTCTATACGGATACCCGAATGGCGGTAACGGCATTTACGGTGGTCCAAACTCTTTTAGTCCTAGTAATACAAATCCGGGTTATTTTTGGGTAAGATAAGGTAAACAACAATGGCAATTTTTAAAAATTTAACGATTACAGATTCACAGAGCCTAGGGTTTCCTGTGGGAACTACAGCGCAGCGGCCTGCGATTCCAGCAACAGGAATGATTCGAGGCAATACTACTATAGGATGGATTGAAGTCTACGACGGAACCGCTTGGAAGCCAGTGATCAATGCACCAGGTGACGGCCTAACAGCCGCTACAGCTGGCCGTACAGCTAGATCAATCAAAGCACAAACAGGTACAACAACCAACGGCATGTACTGGATTAAAACAGAAGAAATGCCAATTCCCACATTGGTCTACTGTGACATGAACTATGATGGCGGTGGATATATGTTAATAGCCTACGGGTTCGTAAGTACTACAGGTGAGTCCTCTGCTAACCAACTAATGCCAAATTTAAATCATGACGGTATGCAGTTTGAATATAATCCCTTTAGCAGAGCATCAACCAACGGTCTAGTAACACCTAACGGTGGACAACAGACAGCAGTTAAACTAGGTCGTGCATCCACTACCAGTATTTGGGCAGCAGGCGGAAATCCCACAAGTGGCGGAGTTGACACTTATACCTATGTCTACAGAATAGATATACCGTCCCCTAAAGAATTGACTTTTAGAAATCATTCTTATTATTTTAACACAGCTACAGATGCAACCACTGAAAAAGGATCGTCTGTGAATGTGGTAGGGCTTAAGGGAGATGTCGCTACTGTACAAAAGTATTTAAAAACAGCAACACTGAGCAATAGTTGGGGCGATTCTTATCCTTCTGGCTACGGGGCTGGTACAAGCAGTAATCCAGCTGGCAACACCTCCTTTGATGGTGGTCCATTTTTTCCAAGTGTTCACGCTGGTTCGGGACATCCTAGTTATGCACCTAGTCCACAGATTTTTAGTCCTGACATAGGAACACAAGGTTGGATCACAGCTACCACATTAGGAAAAGGTTCAACTGGATATACCTACAGAGGTTGGTACAGAGGGGATAGTGCTGGCACTACTGGCAACACCGGTCAGATGTCAATTTGGTTTAAGTAAAATCAATGTCAATTAATAATAGCTTAAGAATAATTCCGAGAGCAAGTGATTTTCTAGATAGAAAATTAGGTGTCCGTGGTGAAATATTTTTTGATCAAGTAACTAATACACTACGGTTGTATGATGGTGTTGTTACGGGCGGCTACAAACTTGCGAAGACAGATCTAACCAATATTGATAATTCAACATTTGCTGCCAAAGCAGCAGCAGCAGGTGTTGGTGGAGGAAGTGGTGGTGTACAAACAGGAGTTGCCGGCCGACTGGCTTACTATCCTACAAATGGTTCTCAAGTCAACGACTTAGATGAACTAACATGGTTAGATGATTCTAGTAATACTTTGGTGTTATCGGGAGTCATAGATATCACAGGACAAAAAAATCGTATAAGATTTCATTGGGACACACTGGCTGATCTTACCGCAGAAGTTCCAGCAACGGACTATCACGGTATGGTAGCTCATGCACATGACACAGGCAAACTATATTACGCTCACGCCAGTGCCTGGGTACCAGTGGCTGCAGAAAGCAGTTTACCCAATACATTTAGCACAATTGCCATAGCTGGACAAAGCTCGGTAGTGGCAGACACTACATCAGATACATTAACATTGACTGCCGGAGTTGGTATCACATTGACCACAAATGCCAGCACAGACACTATTACTATTACAGGAACGGCTAGCACAGGAAACATTACCTTTGCAGCTAATACCATAGACACCATAGATAGTGCCGCTATCATTATAACTCCATTAGTCAGTTTTGAATCAGATGTTGTAGTAGGCAATGAAATTGTATTTGCAGATGGTTCAAGACAATCCACTAGTGCTGTAGGAGTACCAGGACCCCAAGGACCTACTGGTCCAACAGGTGCTTCGGGAGCAGGATCCGGTGATGTGCTAAGTGCAGGTGGCAGCTATGTAGACAACAGGATTGTGCGTTACGACGGTGCAACAGGTACAATCATACAGGTCAGTTCAGCCAGCGTATCAGATGCTGGATTATTAACTGCTACCAGCTTCAGTGGTGATGGCAGTTTGATAACTGCGTTAAATGCCACTGAATTAACTTCAGGCACCATACCTAACGCAAGATTCCCAGCCACATTGCCTGCAACATCAGGTGTTAACTTAACAGCACTCAATGCTACACAATTAACTTCGGGTACTGTGCCTGATGCAAGATTTCCAGCCACACTGCCTGCAATATCAGGCGTTAACTTAACAGCACTTAATGCTACACAATTAACTTCAGGTACTGTGCCAATAGGTCGTATAGGAGCCACAGGCACAGCCAGCGCCAGCACTTATCTTCGTGGCGATAACTCGTGGGCCGCAGTTGCTGGCGGATCATCATCGGACAGTTTTGCCACAATAGCGGTAGCCGGACAAAGTTCAGTGGTGGCAGATTCTGCCACAGATACATTGACTTTGGTAGCAGGTACTGGCATTTCAATCACTACCGATGCCAGCACAGACACTGTTACAATTACTAATACTGTGTCAGCAGGTGCTACAGCATTTACTGGACTGTCGGATGCTGCTGGGCTAACAGTAGACAAGATTTATTTGCCGGCTATTACAATGTTAGCCGTTACCAACAGCGGAGCATCAGCATATTTGTTTGACCAGTATTCGGGTAATAACCCCACTGTGTATGCAATTAGTGGAACTACTATAGCATTTAATCTCAATGTGTCAGGGCATCCGTTTTTAATACAAAACGGCGCAGGTACCAATTACGACACAGGATTAACTCATATTACTACAGCTGGCGTAGTGACCACCGGATCAAGCGCCCAAGGAAAAACTTCAGGAACATTATATTGGAAGATTCCTCAAAGTATCAGCGGAACATATAGATATCAATGCTCTGCACACGCACCAATGGTGGGCGGCATTTCAATCAAAGACTTTGCAGTGGTCTAATTAGGGTTGGGTTGAACGATCCCAATCGCCTAGTCGATTTATAATATAAGTTCTTACTTCGGCCAGCTTGGATCTCGACTCTGGAATCATGTTTGACAGCTCTTTGCTCATAAACATGTTAACATGCTGTTGATCAATGGCACGAACTTCTCTTAACAGCTCAGTTAATTTTTTGTTAAGATCAGTTTTAACCTGCTCGTTGGTTATCTGAGCAATTCTTTCTCTAAAACTATTAAATTCAGTTTTAAACTTTTCACTGTTTTCCAAAGTTGGCAGCATTTTCTAACTCCATTATAGTATCAATTTTTGTGCGTATTAGCTGATTATTTAATGTGGTTTTAAGGCCACCGTGTAATTGTTTAGGAAGATAATCTAGGCTGCACCATGCTAGTGTAGGCACAGCCTGCGTTAAAAACTCGTCAGCAACTAAACAAACATAAGTCCCATATTCAAATCCACGATCTTCGCTGAGGTATAACTCAATAGGCAGTATTCTACCTGAGTGATAATCTTTAAGCAACACCTCTGCATCTTCTAACAAGGATGCAGATCTAGCAAAGGTGGGCACAGTCCACTTCTCATCTTGAAGAATAAGCAGAATTCTTCCTGAGGTCTTTGCTAGAAATAATAAGCCGGCTCGTTGTTGCATCCAGTACTTATTAAGGATTTAGAGTCAATCTCCAAGATCCTGGCAAGTATTCGCCCTCAAAGGATTTTAACCATTGAACTCCGTCCCACTTATATTGTATACCAGTTCGTAGATTGGTAATATAGAGATTGGTTGTGACTTCCTCGGGATCAAAAACACTGACCCAACGACTGCCGTTCCATTCAATAATGCTGTTAGCCTTGATGTAGGTATCTGAATCGTCTAGATTTTTCCAAGCTGTTGGTCCTGAACTACGCTCTGGCTTACCTGGCAAATACACATCAGTTTCAACAGTTTCGGTATCGGGATCATCACCTTCTGAGAACCAGTCTGGGTAGGTATATTTCTCAATGGTATATTTTATAATGCTGGCATCGCCATTGCTGTCTTCTAGCGGAGGAAATTCATTTAGTCGTATTTTATACTTGCCTGACACTGTTCGATAACTAGTTGACGAAAAAGTTTCAAATAATCCACCATCTTCAACTTCTGTAAATCCTACTTCAACGCCGTTAACATACACTTTGGTTTGAAAGATGTTACTGTAACTTCTTGGTAAGTTAGATGCACTGGCTTTTTGTCGTTGATCGGGTCTAACAATTCTGTAGTAATCTATGTCAGTGTCAATAATATTAGTAGCAATGCTGGCCGCTCGAGTTGGTGCAAGGAACATGTTTAAATCATCTAACATTAGATATCTCAACCCTACGGGGTAGTTTGCCTTTGTTCCGTAGGTAGTTAAGGGATTAAAGTTATAGGGATTAATGATAGCATCTATGGTGCCTTTGCTGGCTGAACGCACACTGGTATAAACTGTGTTGTCAGGATATCTGCCTGTGGCAATCAATGTGTTGCCCGGAACAGTATCCATATCCATAGACACAACCAATAGCGTAGGATCTACAGGATTGACAGCAATAGAGCCAACTAGTTCTCCCCCGTTCGGTTGTTTAAATGTAATTCTACTAACACCTTCTTTATAACCACCATACTGATCTAGTACCAATTGCCAATCTAATTTCTTGCCAATCTTTTCAGGAGGTAAATCTAGTCCGGCATCGATTACTGCTTGTCCAACATCTACAATACTGATATTATAATCACCAGCCACTCCGTTGTCTGCCTTTAGCATAACAATGCCATAGCGTTTGTATTCAATGGCGGTTTGAACATCTCCGTCATTGTAAATCAAGTTGTTGATGTTAACTGCATCGCCTGTATTGGTAAACATGTTGTTGATAACTGCACGAACAACACCTAGCTTCTTGACTTTGGTAGGGGGACTGATGTATATAGGCATTTCAAATTCTAAACTGGCAATGTCTATATCGGTGTCTGTACCTTGTGGTATTGACCTAGAACTAAAATTGGTACTGGTAAGATAGATTACACTGAGACTGGTCCAGTCAACATAGTTGTCTGTGGTCTGAACTTCAAGACTGGGATTGAATAAAATTAATATTTGCTCAAGCAATTGCAGTTTTTGATCTGTATTTGATGTCCACACATCTGCCTTGACTTTTAATTTAAAAGGAGTTGGCATTAATCGTTCAACTGTATAACCTGCTCCTTGTTCGTTGCCATACACTCGTTGCCCTGCAACATCTTCATAGGTGCGTTCTCGTACATTTACCTTACTGACAAATGTGCTGTCTGCTAATCTACTAGTGTCTAATTCTAATCCTGTGATATAACAGGAAATGCGGGGAACTGTGGGCATTTTGTTTTCACTGTTATCTTTGATGATACTGGCCACTTGCCTAGTTAGGTCACCATACATAACAGGAACTAATCGTTCTTCTTTGTCACCCGCTTGATATTTAAATCCAATAAACACCCGCATGAACTGTGTTACATACCGGCGTATCTGTCCATCATAAAAGAAATCCATTATTCGTCTGCCTCTGGTCTAAGAGCTTTACTCAAGCTCTGGCGCTCTTTAACTACTTTACCATTAATGGTTGCAGTTTTTGCATTATTAACAAAGTCTGCTTTTTGTGTTTGTCTAACATCTTTACCAACAAATCTATCGCCGGTACCAACATCGCTAGCACCTAGGTTGTTCATGGTCATTCTTACATTGTCCTCAATCTTGATCCATCGTGTACCGCTGTATCTAAACAGTCGAGTAGGTAGGTAATCTGTTCTCAAACAAAATTGGCCTTCTTGTGGTGTTGTTGGAAATGCAATGCCTGCGGTGAATCTAGCACCGTTGGCCGGGATGGCATCAGACAACCAAGTATCGGTATTGCCGTTTATTTCTCCGTACCCGCCACGCTCAATACTTCTATAAGTTTGATCGGCAGTAACTCCAGCATATACGGGATTACCTTCAGTGTCAAACAACGGAGCACCATTCTCATCAGTGGCCTGCGGTTGATTGTCTGTGATAAAAGTTGTTTCTAGATCAGCACTGATCAGTTGAGGATTACCATCAGGACCTTTTTGCAAGTGATAAAACTGTGTAGTATCAAATCCACTCTTTGGCGCATCCGCTTCTGCTTGATCAAGTATTGCAGCAGTGATTTGCATTTCTTTTTCATAGGTTGACATGATATCGCGCAGTGTGGTGTTACTGCCTTCCTCTGCAACACCGTCCAGTATCTGTTTAAACTCTTGACTGTCAACCAGTGGTTTACATTTTGCACGATACAAATGCGGATACCAAGTTACTGAAAATCCTTCTGCTGCTCTATTAACTTCTTCAACAACATAGAATCGCTTGAGAGCAAATTGCAAATTGTTTAAAGCATGTTCGTCTTTCAAGTGAGGCAGTTCAATAACATCACCGCTCATGATCTTACGACCTATCTTTTCCACAGTATCGTTGATATGGAAGGTCATAAAGATTGTATCGTTTTGCAAAAACAAGCCAAATTGACTTAGATTAAAATCTATGTCTGCTAGATTATAAACTCCACGCAACAGATAAATGTCTGGATCGTACTTGCGATCACGGTTTTCTAAAAACAACAGATCTTGAATCTGTGTTTCGTTAGAATCACCGTAGTTTGGAGTACTCGGAGTATCTCCCTGAGTGGCAGCTCCGGGTCCGATATATTTGTGAACCAGCACATCAGTACCGCCAACTTGGAACATTTCCCAAACGGTTTTGTCAATGAATTTGTAATCGTTACCCTTTTCTGGGCGATATAAGCTGAGTCTTGGCATAGTAGTATATTTACCGCCGCCGATAAATAGCTGTATGAACCAAATAGATCAAGCCAAAAAAGAAGTCTACGACTACTGTAAACTCATGCTGGGTGACGGCATGATCGATATTGAACTAGACCCGCAACATTACGAAATTGCACTGACTCGCAGTCTAGCTGTTTTTCGACAACGAAGCGATAATGCAGTTGAAGAAAGTTATGCGTTTATGACCCTGTTGCCCGATACTAATGAGTATATTCTTCCAAAAGAAATTCAACAGGTGCGCCAGATATTCCGTAGATCAGTTGGTTCAAGAAGTGGCAACGGCTCAGGTGGTACGGTATTTGAACCGTTCAACATGGCCTATACAAACACCTATTTGTTATCATCAACAAATATGGGCGGCCTACTAACTTACGAATTGTTTAGTCAGTATCAAGAACTAGTAGGTAAGATGTTTGGTAGTTTTATCAACTTCACATGGCACCCAACTCATCGCAAGTTGATCATCCAACAGCGTCCTCGTGGTGAAGAAGAAGTAATGCTATGGGTGTATAATACTCGTCCGGACTTTGGCATCATCAACGATACCTATGCAGGGCAATGGGTCAAAGACTACAGCCTAGCCAATTGCAAAATGATGCTAGGACAAGCTCGTGAAAAGTTTGCTCAAATTGCAGGCCCACAAGGCGGCTCAAGTCTAAACGGTGCGGCCATGAAAGCTGAAGCACAATCAGATCTAGAAAGATTGACTAAAGAACTAGAAACTCTGGTGTCGGGTGGTTCTGGCTACAGCTTCATAATTGGTTAACCAGAGTTGACCTTGTAGTTATTCTATAGTATACTTGTCTTATAGGAGACATTTATGATTATAGGAATATGCGGATTCATCGGCAGCGGCAAAGACACAGTTGCTGAT